GGTCCGTCCTGGACCCCGCATGATTCTCACGATCCCATCGATGATCAATCAATGGAACCTGGTCGTGAGATCCCTTAACCCCTAACTACTGGAGTATGATGTATGTCACCGCGAACAAGATCTAGAGGCCTTTTGCGCCCGAAAGGGAACTGGGGCCGTTTTGGTCAAGTTTTTGGTGGATTTGATGTGGTTAATGCTGCAGAATCTTGTTCGGATCAAACCGGATTTGGAGACTGCGACCCGTTGTCTATTGAGAAGGTCTCTGTTGAAGGAGGCCTAATCAATCGTGGTGTTGTCGGGGATTATTGGAACGCGTGGTTTACTGATTACGCGGCCGATGTATTCGACAACTTTGACAACTTCCCACACCATACGTCTTTACCTGGAAACTTAACGAATGAGGCTGCAGCTACTGCAGGTGCAGCCAGAAGCAATCCAAGCAGGCCCTATGTGGACTTGCCCGTTGCTTTATTCGAACTCAGGGAATTGCCTGACCTCATTAAATCTGCGGGGAGTGGTATCCTCCGTAGATGGGGTTCAGACAATTTAAAACTCCAATTCGGCATTAATCCGCTGATTGGAGATCTCGTCAAGTTAGCGCAGTTTGAGGATGCGATGGATCGCAGAGTCAAACAGCTCGAAGCTTTTCGAGTTCTGAGAAGTTACCGGAAGACGATGACTGTTGGTACATTCTCTGATTCAGGCGTCTATGGTAAGGCGCTACAGAGTCAGGGATGGTTTGCGTGGGGTGATTTCCATGCAAACACCAAGCAAGAAGTTCGGGTTCATTGTCGGTGGTCTCCCACCATGGACCTTAGCTGGCTTGCTCAGCCAACAGCAATGCGTGAGTTGGCCAGGAGAGCGGTATTGGGTCTCACTGTCGATTCGTTGACAGCTTGGAACGCTTTACCTTGGTCCTGGTTAACCGACTGGGCCAGTAACGCGCAGGAGTTCTTCACTGCTACGCGAAATCTGGTTCCAGCCGCCCTCACTGGCGTACACGTCATGAGGCACACTAAGACGGTTTATGAGTATGGAGGCTACGCCTCATCCGACGGGTGGGAGAAAATCCAACCTGCCAAAATTACTCGCGAGTCCAAAACTCGCACGCCGTCTTTCGTTGCTCCAGTCGCTCACTTCCCGTTTCTCGACGGGAGGCAAGTGGGCATTCTCGGCTCGTTAGCAGTAACGAGGCTGTGAGGCCCCGTATAGCAACACGAACTGAGTCAGGAGTAGATCAATGTTCGCAGACCCACAATCAGTCACCATCAATTCGGTGGCGAAAAGCCTCGTCAAGATCAATCAGGATCAGTACTCTTCGGAGTACGCCCTGAGGACCGCGACTGAGGACTATCGCTTGAGGATTCGGAACACTTCGTACCGCCCGAAGGGAAGCAGCGTCCTGTTTGACAGGCACAATGCTGAACTCGTGCATACGGTGTTCGCGACCTCGACTGCGCCGGCGTTCGTCCGAAAGACTTACGTCGTAGTCGAGAATCAGCAGGGTGACACCCTGACTGATCCCGGCTATATTGCGCAGGGATTGTTTGCCTGGCTTACCAGTGCAAACGTCACCAAATTGATGAACTTCGAGTCCTAAGAGAGAGCGGCTTTAGCTGCACTCTCAAAGGAGAGAAACTCGGAGGTCAGGTTGTGTGCTTGCGGCTTGGATAGACACCCCTAGAATAAGAGGCGACTATGAAAAGCCAAGTGAATAATCTACTCCATGTCCTGCATGGTGTCCGTAAGGACATCGAAGCAGCATACCCGGAGTTAAAGGAAGGACTCACGAAAGATTTTGTGAGAATCGCCCTTTATTGTCAAAATAGGGGAATAGGGTTCTTTACCCTAGACCTACCACATCTCGAGTCCCTATTACTTCAGGGACTTGAGACGGGTCGCCTTATGCTCGAGGGACCGCTTTCTTCTGCGGTTTCCAAGAGGATCAAAGTGCCGAGACTTTTCTCGGGACTTTGGTTGCGTATTTTTGACAAGGACTCTTGTTTAAAGCATGAGGTCGATGTCACAGCTCTAGCTATGCTTCGCCAGGTACTTGTACTTGGCAAGAAGTTGGAGATAGAGTGCCCTCCTGATCGCATTCAAGCGACGGTGGGGGCTTACCATGATATCGAACGCAGACTCCGTCGCCCAGATCTTAATTGGTCTGGGGACGAGCTTGGGGTCTCTCGAACCGAAGGAGGCGATGCAAATCGTTCTTTCTTCGGTGTTGGTGGCGATCTTCAGCACGATCTCTGGTCGTCGGATGAAAGTCCGGCGTGCCAGGAAGAAGGCAAAAAGAAAGCTGCCGGAGGGACCAACGAGCATCTGAACCCCATGAACCTGAGCATTGCTCAGGCCGTGGATTTGGTTCGGGCCGAGGACTATACTAATCTTCCTCTCTTTGGAGAGGGTAACCAGTATGAGTCTCAAGCCGCTGATGCACGTCTCCTCCACAAGATCCAACAAGTAGCGGATCTTGTGATCGGTGCCTTTGCTCCGCTAAACCCTCGGCGCTTCTCAGCGTTGATGGAACAGCGGGGTCAAGGTATCGGCTTTAAACATGGACCTGGTGCAGTAGCGGAACGACTAAAGAACTGGGAGAAGTCCGAGTTCCTAAATTGGCCGCTCAAGCTTCAGGGTACCTTCCCCTACGAATACTGTGGTGTCACAGCCGCAGGACTTCTGATGGGGCGACGTCCTCTTAATCACGAGGTAGCGTCTAGACTGATTTGCGTGCCTAAGACTCGTAAGAGCCCTAGGTTGATTGCAGCTGAATCAACATCACATCAGTGGTGTCAACAGCTCATTCTCACGTTCTTGTTTCGTCAGTGTGAGAAGCTCTTTAAGGGCTCCTTCATTGACTTCAAGGACCAGTCGAAATCAGGTGAAATGGTACTCTTAGCCTCCAGAGATCGAGATCTTGCTACGGTTGATCTATCCGATGCAAGTGACCGACTCTCGTGTTGGACCGTGGAGCGTATGTTTCGGGCGAATAGCTCGATTCTTATTGCTCTGCACGCCGCACGTACGAGGTACCTTCGAGACGAAATTTCGAAGGATACTGGCTTCCTGTCACTAAGGAAGTTTGCCTCGCAGGGTACTGCTACTACTTTTCCAGTGATGAGCCTAACAATGCTTTTTATCGCATTGGGCGCTACGCTCAAGGACGATGAGAACGTAACTTGGCAAACCCTGTGGAAGTATAGTAACCAGGTTCGTGTGTTTGGCGATGACATAATTTTGCCAGCACACGGGTATGATCGTCTACTACGTGCCATGGAACTCCTTCAGTTGAAAGTGAACGCAGCCAAAAGCTACGTTCACGGACATTTTCGGGAGTCCTGTGGCGTCGACGGATACTTGGGTTACGATGTAACCCCGTTGAAACCGAAGCGTATAGACGGTGACAGTCCGGCATCGTGCCAGGCTGTTGTAGACAACTCTAATAACCTTTACAAGAAAGGATACTGGAATGCTTCAGCAGCCATGTTCGGCCTACTACCTGAGCGTCTTCGACGCGCAACTAGGGTCGTGGGTAAGTACGATGCTGGATCCTCGGGTCTCATCTCGTATTGTGGAGACGATGAACGACACCTTGGTAAAAGGTGGAATACTCGCCTTCATCGGTACGAGGTCCGAGTTTGGGGCGCACTGCCTCAACCTCAAAGAAACCGGAGGAATGGATACGCGGCGTTGCTGGATTTCTTTGCCAGCAAGCACAATCGAGGCATGCCTCGGGTTGTGTCCGAATACGCCGATATCCGGAAGGCTCGAATTGGCCTTCAATGGGTACCCTCTTATACTCTTGGGATGCCACCTAAGGGATCTCAGGACGATCACTGATTATGTGGAAACACTCATCGATGAACTCGATGAGCACATAATCAACCTAGCGATGAATCCTCCTTGGTTAGAGGAGGGAACACCGCCAGAAGTCGTCCTTTGGTCACCTGTCAGTGGAACTGACCTAGAAGAGGCGCTCACAAAGGGCATCGAAATCGCTAACCAGGCGAAATTGGTGACCGTTGTATCCTAGAAATGGAGAATACCATGTCTA